ACAACTTATACTGATGTTATTAAAAAAACTACAGTATACTTAAAAGCAACAGATAGTGCTGGTGACTCAGCAGAAACTGGTATTGACATGGATTTCAGTAATCCAGCAGATTGGAGCACTTTTACTGCTTATGGTTCAGTAACTGAAGCTAATGTGATTTCATGGACTGAAGCTAGATTAGGTAGTGACACTTTGACAGACATTAAATTTCGCTTAGACAGAGAAATTATAGAAGAAGCAAATATAAAAGATACAAATGCCAAAGGAACTGGCAGTGGCACTTTTGGTGATGAGTCTTTTACGCCAACTTTTCCTTGGTCATAAGTTTAACTTGTGTTACAAATGACACATGCAAAACAAAATAGTAAAGTTTATTGAAAAGTCTCAAGCAGATTTTTTATATAGTCATATTCAATATATTTCTCAAAGAGTACCTAAAAAAGTAGATAACGCTGGCGTTCCTAACAGTCATGAATTTGCTTTTGATTCTGTTACTGAAGCTATGCTTCATTACTTACAATCAAAAGTAGAAAAGTTATATGGCAAAAAATTATGCCCAACATATTCTTTCTGGAGGCAATACTACAAAGGTCAAGATTTAATCTTTCATGTGGACAGACCTTCATGCGAAGTAAGTATTACCATAAACTTAGGTGGAGTAGGTGGTCATGACTGGCCCATCGTTGTTGACAACAAGGAGTATTCTATGGAGGTAGGTGAAGGAGTTATCTATAGAGGTGAAGACCAAAATCATGGTAGAAATCCTTTGCAATATGAAAGTCATGCTCAAATGTTTTTGCACTATATTGAAGTAGAAGGAAAATATTATCCAGAGTACAAATATGATAAAAGACCAGGATTGTATTTTAAAAAAAATAAATGAGAAGAAATATTATTGTTGTTAAAAAGGCGTTGTCAGCAGATGTTTGTAATAAACTCATACAAATAGGCAATGTAGATTTTCAAAATGCTAAGATAGGACACGGAGAACTAGATCCTGACGTTAGACAAAGTCAAATATGTTGGTTAGACAAACCCATGTTGTACTTAGATGTTATTCACCCTATACAACAATTAATAGCAAATATAAACAATAAGTTTTACGGATTTTCTATATGTAGTCATGAAAATTTTCAAGTAACTAAATACGATGGAAAGTATAAAGGTAAGTATGATCCTCACTATGATGCCATATACGATAATGCTTCACCAAATGCAATTGTAAGAAAGTTGTCTGTTTCAATTCAGTTAACTTCTTCAGAATATTATGAAGGTGGCAATCTTGTTTTTCCAGATGACAGACATAACTTTAATGAAGAGGATGCAAAAGAACAAGGAACTGCTATATTTTTTCCTTCATATTTAAAACATGGAGTTGAGCCAGTCACACAAGGTATAAGATACAGTTTAGTTTGTTGGTCGAAAGGTCCAAATTTTATTTAGGAGTATTTTATGTATTACGTTGTATACGATGATTTTTTAAATGATAGAGATTATGGTGCGTTAAAAGCTTATTTAAGTGGAGGATTAGGTTTCCCTTGGAATTACTCTTCAAGAATAAACGATAATGATAAAAACAACGATGATTTTTATTTTGCTCAAACTATTTATACACAACATCAACCCTTAACTGAACAATGGAATCGAATGGTAGATGCACAACTTTTTTCTCCTTTAATAGAAGCTATCAATTATATGTCAATGACAAGAATCAAATGCAATATGTATATGAAATCTAGCAGTGGTGAGGTTTATCATCATGCTAAACATGTTGATTATGATAATCCAAACAAAGGTGCTTTGTTTTACTTAACCACTTGTAATGCACCTACAACAATGGCAGATGGGTATGAAGTTCAAGCTGTAGAAAACAGAATGCTTTTCTTTGATGCAGGAACACCACATTCTAGTTCATCACCAACTAATGTTAAAAACAGAATGACTATTAATTTTAATTATCATGGGTATGGTATTAGGCGTGATCACTTAACTCAAATGCGTTCACAGTTACCAGTCGTAGCAGAAAACCCAGAAAAACTAGTAGAGTTTATGTAGTGTTTTTCAATTCTCCAAACTATGTGCATTTTAAAGATTTTATGCCAAAGGATAAGTTTGAAGAATTATTAAAGTATGTAAATTCATCTAATTTTAGTTGGCACTGGAGAGATAGTGCAACACGAATTGATGACAAATATAATTTTCATCATATGTTATATACAAATGAAGATGGTAAAAGTCATTGCTATCAACCCTTTGAAGAGTTATTTTCAAGTTTGTTACAAGCATTTAACGGTAAATTACTTGTTCACGCAAAAATGGTTTTGTCTGTTTCAAGAGAAACAAAAGAATATACAGGAATACACTATGATTTATCAGATGAGTTTGGTAATCCGACAAAAGATAAAGCTAACATTCTCATATTTAACTTTACAACTTGTAATGGAGGAACTCAAGTAAATGGCATAGACGTACCTTCTGTAGAGAACTCTGCTGTTTTATTTAGTAATAATGTTTCTCATTGTGGTATAATTCAAACGGATAAACCAAAAAGAATATTATTAAATTTTGTTTTTATAGAAAACTAGATACATTGTATTTTATCAGAAAGAATAGTATTATATGTTATGCCTTTTACATCAATAAAATTTAGACCAGGTATTAACAAAGAAACAACTTCTTACTCAAACAAGGGAGGTTGGAACGATTGTGATAAAGTTCGTTTTCGTTTTGGTTATCCAGAAAAATTAGGTGGTTGGGAGAAGTATGCAGTTAGTACATTTTTAGGAACTGCAAGAACACTACATGCTTGGGCAAACCTAGAAGGAAACAAGTATTTAGGTTTAGGTACAGAAATAAAATTTTATATAGAAGAATCACAAGGTTATAATGACATAACGCCATTAAGACGAAAAGTTGTTAACGGTGAGGTGGTTTTTGACATTAATGGAAATACAATTACTTTTGCCGTGACTGGCGTAGCAGGAACCACGGGTCTTGGAGATGAAGTGATAAACGCACAATCAAACGACACATTAGCTCCAGCTTTTGTAACTAGTGTTAGTGCAACTGGTTCTGTTGGTACTGTAACATTTAACTTAGAAAATCCTGCGATGGTAGCATCAGTAGGAGATGTTGAAGTTCCTACAACCAATGGAAATGTAACTGTTACAGATTTTAGGAATGAAGGTTAATGGCGATTACATTTACAACATCAACTTCTAGTACAACTGTAACTGTAAATGATGGATCTCATGGTGCGTTAGTCGGAGATTTTGTTACATTTAGCAATGCAAACACAGGAAACTCAAGTCTCAATACCCAACTGAATGCAGAGCATGAAATCATTACTGTGCCAACAACTGGCACTTACACAATTACATTGAGCGATAATGCC